CATGAAGGTTTCAGGTTACGAAGGCCCAACCCGCTACTTCCTCGTTCGTTTCTTCAACTGGGATTCGGGTGGCATTGATACTGCAAATGGCGCATTCTCGTGGACTCGCCGTGAAATCAATGCCGACGCATTCTTCACCCGTAATGATACGAATGATGAAGAAGAAGCATATCTATCTGGCGATGCGATTGCCGAACACCTATATCTCACTCGTGAAAGTGGCGGCGGTCTATTTAACTATGGTATTGGTCCAGTAACCAGCTGGACCACATTTGATCCGGTCACTAACTATTGTGATAGCATCACATATGAAACTGGTACACATAAAGTTTCGTTTGTAAATCCTACTGGCGATCTTCTCACTGGTCTTCTACAACTGAAGGTTGGTGATTCAGTTTCGATTGACTACACTGGTAACGGTGATGGCACCAGTCAGACTGTTGTTACTCCATATAATTCTAAAACGCATTCATTCACACTTGATTGGTCGTCGGGCGAAACAGTAAATCCAACATTCATCGTAATGAATGTTACATTACCTGATCGTCTTGAAGGAAATTATGACGGTGACCGTTCGCCAAAGAATACTCTTTGGAACTGGGAAGGTTGGGACAATCTCCACAATCTCAAGTCGCGTCAATTCTCTCTGTTTGGGGATCTAGTTTACGCTGAAGGTTGGTACGGTAAGCAAATCGTTGGTCGCGAATTCATCATGTGGGATACTTACGCCGATGAATACTATGCGATTCAGTTTACTCGCTGGAACAATCAGAGCAACTATAACTATCCTGGTTTCTCTTACATCCGTCGTAAGATCGATAAAGAAAAACTAGCACATGGTCTGAAATTTGAAGACGGTACAACTCAAAGAACTGCCTACACGACTAAGGTTGGTGGCACAATTCCACCTGCACCGGCTATTACTTCTAAGAATCTTGATATGACACGCTATATCAATCAAGATGACATTGGTAAACTTATTATTGTAGATGGCGACACTCCAAATTCTGTCACTATTCCTGACACATCAACTCTACATTGGCCAGTTGGTGGTGTAGTTACCATTCTGAATATGTCTGGTAATACTCTATACATCTACAAGGACAATGATGACGAGAGCGGAACCATCTATGGTAACGGAACAGGCAATAGTTCTACTGGATGGCAAGTCCCTGACACTGGTGGTTACAATCTAGTAACTCTCATGAAGATAAAGCAGGGTATGGACAATTACTTCAACGACTACATCCTTTCGGGTGTAGGCATTCAGGTAGACTAATATGAGTGTTATTCATATTCTTCAAGGAATCATTGCTGCCGCTGCCTCTGGTGGCGGTGGCGGTGGTGGTGGCGGAGGTGGGGGTGGACCCACTTACCGCTCGTGGACAATCGAATGGTGGAGCAAGAAACTATCTGGTCAAACCAGCACCCATCCAAGAATCTTTTCAATGGGTTATGATGCGAATGCATTGATTGGTTACTCGAATGAATCGGGTGGAGATTTCATCTGGACAAACAGCACAAATGCTGTTGGAACAGTTGTCGTTGGTTCTACTGTAAACAGCTGGATCCACTGGGCAATCGTTTCTGATGGAACTAATCTAACACTGTATAAAAATGGTGTGAACATTGCACAAGCAGCAAGAACTGGTGGACCTATCGTTACTACCGATGTAATGTATCTTGGTAGTGATGGTTACTCAATGTGGAAGGGTATGATCTCAGACTTCCACGTTATTAAGGGTGCTGCTAAGTATACTTCGAACTTTACTCCTCCTTCAGGAAGAATTCAAGCACAATCAGAAACCGTTCTTCTGATGCCGCTTGATACAGTGGCTGCTTCTGTTGGTCCAAATCCAGATAACGCTGGTAATCCTGGTGGTGTATTCGGTAATGGCGACCCGTATGGTGGATTGAATAGTTATGTCCTTAGTGGTACAACGCAGGGTATGTATTGGGCTGCTAATAACATCTTCGCTCTGGATCTGGCATAACTAAATGGAATCTTTGGAAACAAAGGTAGCGGTAATCGAACATGACCTGAAACAAATTCAGGTTGTGTTCGGTCGCCTTGATCTGGCAATCGAAAAGATTGGCGATGTTTCCAACTGCATCAATAAAATGCTTGCGGTTCACGACACTAAATTGGAAGCGCAAGAAACCGTGAATGAAGATATCTACCAGAGTTTAGAAGTGCATAGAAATGAAACCAAGGCCAGTAACGCCGAGTTGCATTCAAGAATTACCACTACGACCAGAGAACTGGAAACTAAGATCCAAAACACAGAAGATAAACTTCTTGACGCTATTAAGGATCTGAAAAGATCGGTAGAAAAAGAAGAAGAAAAAAACAAAGAACGTATTGACAAACTCGAAAAAGCCAAGTATCTATTTGTAGGTGGTGGTCTAGTTGTCGGTGCCATTCTAACTAAAATTCTACCAGCACTATCTAAATTCATACAAATAGGTTGACTTTCGCCCGCAATGGGTGTATAACTAAGTCATGAGCCTTTATATTGATATCAAGTTTCTCCATTCCATCTCACACCGGCTGGAAAACTTTAAGAAAAAATCTGAAAATCTTTGGAACTGCAGGTGTCCTATCTGCGGTGACTCCTCGCGCAACAAGAAGAAAGCGCGGGGTTATTTTATGCGCGGCAAAGATGGCTTGTTCTACAAGTGCCACAACTGCGGCGTATCAATGCACTTTGGTGTATTCTTGAAGCAGTTTGATGGTAACCAGTATGGTCAGTATACACTAGAAAGATATTCAGAGAGTGTTGGCCCCCAGGTTGCACACAAGCATAAATTTGATTTTGAAGAACCGAAGTTTGAAAACAAAACTGAACCTAAACTAATCGATCAGATTATGGATCGATTGGACACACTGCCTGATGATCATGAGGTAATCCAATATGTTACTGACCGCAAAATCCCTCGCGATGCTTTTAGTCGGTTGTATTTCATTCCTAATGTTAAAGATATCGTTCAACTTAATGAACGATACAAAGAATCGATCATCACGGAAGAGCCGCGTCTCGCGATTCCTTTTTTTGATGGCCGTGGTAAACTCCTCATTGTTAGCCTTCGCGGAATCAGAGGCGAGTCGTTACGTTATATTAATGTTAAGGTAGATGAAAATGCTCCGTCTATTTTTGGTCTTGATAAAGTTGATCCGAAGAAAGAAATACTTGTCGTCGAAGGGCCTCTTGATTCCCTTTTTCTGGATAATTCTATTGCTTGTGCTGGAACCTCATTCGGAAAAATCGATCAACTTCCAATCAAAAAAGAAAAACTGACTATTATTTTCGACAACCAACCTAAGAATAGAGAAGTTGGTAAGTTGATGAACAAGTATATTGACTTGGGTTACAAGATGGTCATCTGGCCAGACAGTGTTCCTGGTAAAGATATTAATGAGATGATTGAAAATGGATTGACTTCCAATGAAATCCATGATATTATAAATCATAATACGTTTCAAGGACTAGCAGCAAAGGCAAAATATGCCATGTGGAGAAAGATATGAGTGAATTAGTCGCTAACGAATACGGCGTTGAATTCGACCATATTCGTATCACAAAGTTGCGTATTCATCGCACAGATGGTAAGTGGTTGGTTGAGTATCGCCGTGAGCCTCGTTGGCCCCTTGGACTGGATCGTTGGTGGTGGTTCGATGATGGTACCTACATTGAATATGCAGATGCATCCAATCGCGTAGATCATCTTCTTGGTGTTGGCTTTGTAAGCAAGGCACAGTTCCAGACTGTCAAGGAATTCAATGTAGAATAATGCTTCTTTCGCATAGCAAAAGGTTTATGTTCTTTCATATACCTAAGACCGCTGGTAGTTCTGTTAGACTTGCACTATCTGAATATTCAGAACCAGTTATGATACTAAATCAGAATTTTGATCCACTTCATATTAACCAGTTGTGGGCAAAAGAATATATTGATTTACCTACAGACTACAAAGAGTTTGTCATAGTTAGAGAGCCACTATCTAGATTGATCAGTATGTTCAAGTATGGATATAATCAATCTAGATTTGGTTCTTTCTCTAATTTTTGTCAGAGAGTTGCAGAACATTATACTAGACCATTTTTATCTAACTTTTATGATTCACAGTTGACTTGGATAGAAAACTCTGTTACTAAAAACATAAAAGTATTTAAACTAGAAGAGTTATCTTCATTAGGAGAATATCTAGAAATTAAAAATTTTCAATTGTCTAGAGAAAATGTAAGTTCAATTGATATAGATATAACTCCCGATGAGGAAAAATATTGTCGAGAGTTTCTTAGTAAAGAATATGAAATTTTAGGATATTAAATGAAAGTTATTATCGCAGGCAGTCGTAGCATAAATGACTATTCATTGGTTGTTCAAGCAATGCAAAATTGTGGCTATCAAGTCACAGAAATTGTAACTGGTTGTGCAACTGGCATTGATAGATTAGGTGAACAATGGGCAAGAGCAAACAATATTCCTATTAAAGAAATGCCCGCTGATTGGAATAGATATGGTAACTCTGCTGGCCCGCAACGCAATCGTGCCATGGCAGAATATGCAGATGCAGCCGTAATTATTTGGGACGGCGAGTCTCGTGGCACTAGAAATATGGTTGAGAATATGATACGTCGGAAGAAACCATATCATTTACAACTTACATCCGGCACATTGGAGGATTTTATTTAATGAGTGAAGTTAATCTTATCGGTATTACAAAGCCCAGTGCTTATACAGAATGCACTACTGCGAATGAACTAGTGGCTTGGGCAGCCAGAGTTTCTAATCCTTCAAATCAAAACAATACAGCAACAGCCCCCAAGTTGGTTCGGTACCTTATTCAGAACCAGCATTGGTCACCTTTGGAGATGGTCCATGTTTCTATGGAAATTAAAACGACTCGTGATATCGCTCGGCAAATTCTACGCCATCGCTCCTTTGCATTCCAGGAATACTCTCAGCGTTACGCCGACCCAACAAAGGATCTCGGCTTCGTAACCAGAGAAGCCCGTCTACAGGACAAGAAGAACCGCCAGAATTCTGTAGAACTAACGCCAGATGAAAATCGTCTAGCAGAAGAATGGCAAGTGATGCAGACTCAGGCCATTAATGCTTCTAAGATGGCATACAACTGGGCAATTGAACGTGGTATTGCTAAAGAACAGGCCCGTGCTGTTCTACCAGAAGGTAATACAGAGTCCGTTATGATCATGTCGGGTTCTCTTCGTAGCTGGGTTCACTATTGCCAGCTTCGCATGGACAAGGCAACTCAAAAGGAACACCGCATCGTAGCAGAACAGTGCTGGGAAATTATCGGTCAGCATTTTCCTGATGTAATCAAGGCAATTGATGACATGGCACAGTGGGAAGAGTTCGAAAGAAAACTACCTTGACCAAAATACCAGGCACGTTTGAAAATCGGCATGTCGCCTTTTTTTCGCGCCAAATTTTGGGGTCTGAAAAGTCGGGAAGAGAAAAATGAGAATTCTTCTTACTGGCCATGAAGGCTTCATCGGCAGAAATGCTATGCGGATTCTTTCTGAGGATTTTGAAGTTATTCCGTATGAAGGTGATATTCGAGATTTCAAGATTTCAGAATATTACTATGCCGTATTGCACCTAGCCGCACTTGCCGGTGTTAGAAAGAGCTGGCTAAATCCCGAAGAATATTGGGATGTCAATGTAACTGGATCCAAGAAGATTTTCGAGGAATGCGAACGACTCAATCTTAGATGTGTCTACGCCTCTTCCTCGTCAATCTACGAGTGGTGGAAGAATCCTTATGCCGCTAGTAAAAAGGCAATGGAAGAACTTGCACCAAAGTATTCAGTGGGAATGAGATTTCATACTGTTTACGGTCCAGATTCTAGACCGGACATGTTTTATGATATGATGTTAAACGACAAGGTAGAATATCTAACCGATCATAAGAGAGATTGGACACATGTAGAAGATGTTGTATCTGCCATGAAATTAATCTTGACAGATACGAGAATTTCTTGTAAGTTAGATATTGGTTCAGGTAATCCGGTTTCAGTAATTGATGTTGCTAAAGCATATGGATATCGCGATGTTCCAATCAAAGAAGTCAGTGGTGAAAGACAAGAGACACATGCAGACATATCAATACTAAGAAGTTACGGGTGGGAACCCAAGTTTAACATTCTAGAGGAAGCGAAAAATGCCAGAAACAGTTAAGGTACAATATGATGCAGTTTCAGATGAGTATTATATCGCTTGGGACGGACTAGAAGAAGAAACAGGCTGGAAGCCTGGTGACACAATAATTTGGACAGATAATGAAGATGGGAGTTTTACATTGACTAAGAATAATAATTATCAGAATGACGTTGAACAGTTTATGGCAGCCGCCGATCAATATATCGGTGAAACTCCGCATCTTAACGAAAATAACGAGGCTCAAGCCAAGCTATATATTGATCTAATCGATGAAGAATTTCGTGAACTTTGTGACGGTTTTCTTCGTCGCCATATCGGAGATGTTGCTGATGGAGGCGCGGATCTAGTTTGGGTTGTAAAGGGGTTGTTCACAACTCTTGGCATCAACTTTGATAAGGTCTGGGAAGAAGTTCGCGCATCAAATATGAGCAAGGTTTCCGAAGGCGGAAAGATTAAGAAGCGGGCAGACGGTAAGATTCTAAAGCCAGATACTTACTTTAAGCCAAACATCGAAAAAGTTTTGAAGGATCAGGGTTTACAATAAATGGCAAAAGAAAACTATCTCGGAATTGAAATTGATTTATCACGCGACAACCTGTTTGATAAGCTAGGTATTCAGCGACTTCAGGAATCATATATGCGGGATGACGAAACTTCTCCGCAGCATAGGTTTGCTTTTGTATCAAAGACTTTTGGTTCTAATCCAGAACATGCCCAGCGCCTATATGAATATGCGTCAAAGCACTGGTTGTCGTATGCAACTCCTATTCTCTCGTTTGGTCGTTCCAAGCGCGGTATGCCTATCAGTTGCTTCCTTAACTTCATTGACGATACTGCGGAGGGTCTAGTTGATAACTTATCGGAAACAAATTGGCTTTCTATGCTGGGTGGTGGCGTTGGCATTGGGTTCGGTATTCGTGCCGCAGATGACAAGTCTACTGGCGTTATGCCTCACCTTCGCACTTATGATGCTTCTAGTATGGCGTATCGACAGGGAAGAACTCGTCGAGGCTCTTATGCTGCTTATCTTGATATTAGCCACCCTGATGTGGGTCTCTTTCTAGAGATGAGAAAGCCCACGGGCGACCCGAATATGCGGGCGCTCAATCTGCACCACGGCATCAACATTACAGATGACTTTATGGAAATCATCGAACGTTGTATGGCCGACGGTGATGCAGATGATAGCTGGGAACTAAAGGATCCAGCATCGGGTGAAGTTCGTGATGTTGTTTCTGCAAAGGAACTATGGCAGAAGATTCTCGAATTGCGTATGATGACGGGTGAGCCATATATTCACTTCATCGATACTTCGAATCGTCATCTTCCCGATTTTCAGAAGGCGCTTGGTCTAAAGATTCACCAGTCGAATCTTTGCTCCGAAATCATTCTTCCGACTGATAAGAAGCGCACGGCAGTTTGTTGCTTATCTTCTGTCAATCTAGAATACTATGATGCATGGTCCAAAGATCCTCTGTTCCTGAAGGACATGGCAGAAATGCTAGACAACGTTCTCCAGTATTTCATCGATAATGCACCAAACGCAGTTAAGAGAGCTAAGTTCTCTGCCTCGCGTGAACGTTCTATCGGTATTGGCGCACTAGGCTTCCATGCTTATCTCCAGCGCAAGGGTATTGCATGGGAATCGGCTGTTGCTAAGGGTACCAATATGCGTATCTTTAAGCATATCAAGAATCGTCTGGATGTTGCTAATATTGAACTTGGCGCAGAACGTGGTGAAGCACCTGATGCAGCTGGCACAGGTCGTCGTTTCTCTCACATGCAGGCCATCGCGCCTAATGCGTCTTCGTCAATCATCATGGGTAACACAAGCCCTTCGATTGAACCTTGGAGAGCAAATGCGTATCGCCAAGATACTCTATCTGGTGCGTTTCTAAACAAGAACAAATATCTTGATAAGATCATCGCAGAAGAAGCGAAGAACCATAAAGATGGTTGGTATGATGAAACTTGGTCGTCAATCATCGCAAATGATGGCTCTGTCCAGCATCTTTCTTGGATGGATGAAATCACGAAAGAGATATATAAGACAGCAATGGAAATCGATCAGCGTTGGGTAATCGAACACGCCGCTGACCGTCAGAAGTTTATTGACCAGGCACAGTCCCTCAACATCTTCTTCCGTCCGGATTGCAACGTTAAGTATCTCCATGCGGTGCATTATCTCGCATGGAAACAGGGTCTAAAAACGCTATACTACTGCCGATCCGAGAAGATTGGTAAGGCAGATAAGGTGTCGAAGCGCATTGAACGAGAAGTCATTAAGGAAATCGACTTTAAGGCAATGATCGACGGCGATACTTGTGTAGCCTGCGAAGGGTAAACAAATGACACAGTATTTTGCACAAATAGTAACAAAACCTGACTGTCCGTATTGCGTAAAGGCGAAAGAGTTCATGGTAGGCATGGACATTCAATATACTGAAATGGTAGTCGGTAAAGACTGCCTATGGGAAGACGTTACGGCGCAACTTCCTAATGTAACTACTGTTCCACAAGTTTGGATCAATGGTGAACATGTTGGTGGTTATGATGATCTAGTTAATTGGGCAGCGGAGGTATAATGTCTAATCTTTTGAGCGAACGCTCGTATTTCAAACCTTTTAATTATCCATGGGCATATGATGCCTGGTTGAAGCATGAACAATCACACTGGCTTCATACCGAAGTTCCAATGATTGAAGATGTTAACGACTGGAAGAAGCGCCTCACCGATGGTGAAAAGCACTTCCTCACTAATATTTTCCGTTTCTTTACACAAGGCGATATCGATGTTGCGGGTGGTTATGTAAAGAACTATCTACCGTATTTCCCACAGCCTGAAATCCGTATGATGCTGATGGGCTTTGCAGCAAGGGAGGCTCTCCATGTGGCAGCCTATTCGCATCTTATTGAGACTCTTGGAATGCCAGAGTCAACGTATCAAGAATTCCTTGAATACGACTCAATGCGGGCCAAACACGACTACTTTACAGATTTGTCGAATTCAAATGGAACGCCTGAATCAGTCGCAACCAATATCGCCGCGTTTAGTGCATTCACTGAGGGTATGCAACTGTTCTCGTCCTTCATCATGCTCCTCAACTTCCCTCGTCACGGAAAGATGAAGGGTATGGGACAGATCGTTACTTGGTCGATTGTTGATGAAACACAACACGCCGAGTCGATGATTAGATTGTTCCGCACTTATGTTGAAGAACATCGCGATATTTGGAATGACGAATTGAAGTCTAGTATCTACACAATCGCAGAACGCATGGTAGAGCTAGAAGATAAGTTTATTGAACTATCATTCTCCATGGGTGCCATGGAAGATTTGACCGAAGATGATGTTAAGAAGTATATCCGTTATATCTGTGATCGCAGACTTATTAGTCTTGGTATGAAGGGTATATTTAAAGTTAAGAAAAATCCACTGCCATGGGTCGAAGAAATGATCAATGCTCCGACTCACACTAACTTCTTTGAAAATAGAGCTACCGATTATGCAAAGGGCGCGCTATCTGGCAGTTGGGAAAAGGTATGGGGAACTGCCTAGTGGAAGAACAAGAATGTTTTTCATGTGACGCCGTGTTTTTGGTAGAACATGACTTAGATGAAGACTACTACAAGACAAAATACTGCCCGTTTTGTGGTACAAAGATAGCCGAAGAAGACCTCGACTGGAATGACTGGGACGAGGACGAATAAATAGTTCACTTTGGAGTGAACTTAATGGCTATTAAAAAGAAAAAGCCGTCGCCAAAGAAGGTGCATAGAGTTTATTGCACTTACTTTGACGACGGCAAATTTTATATTGGGTATTCATGTAAGACGGATAAACTATTCGAAAAATATTTCGGTAGCTCCTCTTATGTGACTAATTATGCAGGTGAAATGCGTAAGGAGATTGTTGCTGTATATGATAGCAAGTCCCACGCAAAAGCAGTTGAACATATATTACAGTGGGAATATCGCTTTGATGATAGATGTATCAATGACATGTGGAATGTTAGATTGCGACTATCTCACTTAAAAGACTTAAAGTTACCAGACTGGAGACCAGGATGTTTTTCGCAGCACTCTTAATGCTAGTAGCCCTAGCAATTACAGGTGTAGCTGGCTACTTTTCGATATTAGGTTTGATGGCAATCTTTCCTGCATCACCTCTCGCCGTGGCGGCGATGGGCGGTGTATTAGAACTTGCCAAATTAGTGACAGCCAGCTGGGTTTATAGAAACTGGAAGACGGCAAATAAGCTACTGAGAACTTATTTTGTTCTTGCCGTATGCACTTTGTCGTTTATAACCAGCATGGGTGTTTTCGGATACCTGAGTAAAGCACATATCGAACATACTACTGTTGGTGGTTCGGCACAAATTAAAATATCGCAACTTGAAAGCCAAAAAGCAGCGGCAGAAAGGAAACTAAAGAATGCACAAACATCTTTGGATACTTTGGACCGACTTGCTTCTGGGGAAAATATCCTCGATGCTAACTTCATTAGAAACCGACAGAAAAGGGAACGAACGGCCCTTAATAAAGAAATTACACTTGCGACTCAAGATATTCAGACTATTGAGACTAATCTCATACCGCTCAAAACTGAAAACCTCAAACTTGAAGCGGAAGTCGGGCCGATCAAATATGTAGCGGAACTGTTTTACGGTAGTGGCGATAATGCCACAATCGACAAAGCCGTTCGTATGATGATCATTGTTCTGATCTTTGTTTTCGACCCACTGGCTATTCTTCTGATTATTGCAGCGAATATGACTCTTTTAGGGTTGACAAAGCGAGAAGAATCAGATACAGTGGATAATGTTCCTGTTGAAGTTTATGAACCAACTCCACCAACAGAGGCGATTAAAGAAGTTGTAAGACCGGCAAAGAAGAAACGTAAGAAGACACCGAAGGCACTTGTACCTGAAATCCCAGACTTCTTTAAGTTTGAGAAGCATGTAAGTCCCAGTGGTTCTACGCACGATATTCCGATGCCAGATCCTCCTCGTAAAAATGCGAGAGGTCAAATTGTAGTTGATGAAAATAATATTAGGAGAATGTGAAATGATGACCACGATTGAAGCTATGCGCGAAGACCTTAAGAATAATCTTCGTGCCAAGATCGGCACTGTTACCTTTACTAAGGCTAACGGCGAAGAACGTATTATGCGATGCACTCTTCAGGAATCATATCTGCCCAAGAAGACTGGGCTTGAAGAAGCTGTTGCTGGCAATGGCCCAACTGATTCGCTGGCCGTTTGGGATCTTGATAAGGATGCTTGGCGCTCGTTCCGTTATGATACTGTAATTTCAGTAACTTTTGAGGGTTGACAAACGACTCGATATGTTATATAATTAAAATTATTAATAAAGTGACTAGGATATTTTATGTCGATGAGTGATAGATTGAGCCAAACTCAATATCAGTTTGGTGGTGGTAGAAGCATGTTTAACAAAGAGGCAAAACTTCTTGAAAATCAGCTATCTTCTGCCACCGCTAGAGTATTGACTTTCCTTAAGCAGAAATATGGAAACAACTTTGTGTATGAAAAATCTTTACCTAAAGAATTGATCGCACAAAAGATTGTAGAAAACTATGTTCCTCATTCAAATAAGCCAAAGGTTTCACCGGATGGTGGAATAATTTATTATATTTCAGATGGCATGAAATATCCTATTCTAATTTCGGAAGCTAAGAAGCAGGGTACCAGTCTTGTTGGTGCGAAGGGTAACGCAATTGAACGCGCATATAAAAACTTTGAAGAGTTTAGAATATTCTGTGATGATTTGAATTATTTTCCTTATGTAATTTTTATATATGGTACGGACTTTGTTGATGGATCATACATAAATGATAGATTGGATGCCATGACGAGATATTTGCCTCGGAACGAGGAATATATTTTTCACGAAAAGAAGTTGGCTACAATCTATGTCGATCCTAATGGATTCAGCGAAGATGAAACATACGAACGCTTGTTAAGCGTTGCCGAGAAAATTATACACAGGATAAATGATGACAAAAGGTAAAAACTTTTCTACTAATAATACCGGTAAAAGAAGAAAATCTGACTTTTACGAAACTCCATATTCTATAACTCGGCATCTTTTAAATGCGGAGACTTTTCCTTCGCAAGTATTGGAGCCAGCATGTGGAGATGGTGCAATAGTAAAGGTATTAGAAGAAAATGGTTATAACGTTACCTCTTATGATAAGGACGTCGATTTTCTAACCGAAACGAAATCTTATGACAGCGTGATCACTAATCCTCCTTTTAGTTTAGCAAAGGAGTTTATTGAAAAATGTGATGAGATATGTTCTGTAAAATATGCGTTACTGCTTCCTCTATCTTATTTACACGGTAAATCTAGATACGATAATTTTTATCAAAATAATAAAATTAAACTCAAAAACGTTTATGTTTTTACTAGGTATCCTATGCTAGGTGAAACTCTTCGCTCAGACGGTAAGTATAATACCGGAATGATGGTATATGCTTGGTATGTGTTTGAAAAATCTTATACGGGAGAACCCATGATAAAATGGATAGACAATAACGCAGACGTTCTTAAAAAACAAGAAAAGCAAATTGAAGTGTCATTATCCGATCTAATAGATGATTTTGAGGGTTGACAAACGACTCGATATATCGTATATTAAGATGTATTGAGAAGGAGATGTTATGTATAAATTGAAAGTGCCTGCCGCTGACCTCAAGTTCGTCGGTGCAGAACCCGTCTGGACTAAAGAGCCAGAGAATACCGATTCCGAACTTACCCGTGCGCTCAACTGGTATAACTATGTCGCAGACGCTAAAGACTGCCGTGCATTTCTGGTTGACTGGTTCAAGGAAAATGGCACTAAGGATCAGTTGAAGGCACTTTCAAGCATCTCCGATCGTCTTCTGCCCCGCACCTATGCGAATATGGCTCGTATCAGTATGCGTGGCTTTCCTCTTACCGAAGCGCAGATCAGTCGCATCTGGCAAAATGTAGAGGCGCTTGCTGCTAGAAAGGTAGAAGTGGACGTAGAAGAAGATACGGCTGCTGAACCCGTAGTTAAAACTCCCAAGGTTATCAAGTTGGCTTCTACTTACATCGTTTCAGATGTAAATGATGAAATCGAAAACCTTATTAACGGCGAAGACCCGAAGAATATGGGTCAGATTCTTATGCCCTTTAAGATGACCGATAAGCAGTATGCCGACTGTGCCGAAAAGTTGCAGCCGCTACTGGCAGAGTATACAGAGGTTCTAGAACTTCGTCGGACTGACCGTAAGACCCTTACCGAAGAGCAAAAAGAATTCATGGATTCTTTCCCGTTCTCTGGTATCACAATCATTAAGAAGATTGTCCAGCTTGTAGAGGGTTATATCAACGATCTCAAGAAATCTTATGTCAGTAAGCAGGTCGCTAAGGTCCGTAAGAAGAAGCCCAAGGACAAGAGCAAGTTGGTAAAGGGTATCAAGTATCAAGTAGAAGATACAGAACTCGGTATCAAGAGCCTAGAGCCGATTGTGCTACTGAATTGTAGCGAAGTATGGGTGTTTGATACTAAGACCCGTAAGCTGTCTAAGTATTATAGTCCGATTGGTGGTGGTATCACTGTCAAGGGTGCATCGCTTGTTGGTTATGAGGAATCCATGTCCAGTTGCAAGTTGCTCCGTAAGCCAGCAGATCAACTCAAAGACTTTGCTGCCACAAAGAAAAATGACTTGACAAAGTGGTATACTTCTGTTAAAAGTAAGACTGCGAACGTTCGCCCTCGTTTGACGGCAACGACTATAATTCTGAAAGTATTTTGATGGCAGATAATGACAATGTAACCTATCTTAGAATGCAACCTAAGAATCCTGATAATGAAGCATACTCTTATTTTCTAGAGGGTGCAGCGCAACATGCGGCTTATCAGGATGCAGAAGTAATGGCAGCGGCATGCATGAATGGCATTCTTAATGTGATCAACAAGAAAGTTGGTGGCATCAAGAATGATAATATTCATAGAGATGCCGCTGTCATTGCTGTTCTTATTCAAGGTATGTTCATGCGACAGGTAGATGTTCATTGTCCAGAAATCAACCTTCTAGATGATATCAGTGAAATTTTGAGTGGTAAGGTAGAAAGCGAATGATTGTAGTAGACTTCAACCAAGTTGCGATTAGCAACATGATGGCCGAACTCGGTGGTCGGCGTGACGTAGAGGTCAATCTGCCTCTTATTCGGCATATGATCATCAATTCGATCCGTTCTTATAAGCGTAAGTTCGGTGCAGAATTTGGTGAAATCGTAATTGCATGTGACAACCGCCATTACTGGCGCCGTCAGTTCTTTCCTAACTACAAAGCAAATCGTAAGAAGAGCCGCGCAGATAGTGGGTTTGACTGGAATTCGATCTTCGAAGCATTGCATCAGGTTCGCGCCGAGTTACAAGAACATTTTCCGTATCCCGTGATCGATGTTGACGGCGCAGAAGCCGATGACGTAATCGCAACTCTGGCAGAATATAGTCAGACTTCGAATACCGATGGTCTTCTGCCCAGTGCAGAGCCGTTTCTGGTTCTTTCTGGTGACCATGACTTCAATCAGTTGCAGAAGTGGCCAAACGTCAAGCAGTATGCACCCGTGCAGAAAAAGTTTGTCAAGTTAACTGAATCACCTGCCGCCGTTCTCATGGAACATATCATCATGGGTGATAAGGGTGATGGCGTACCGAATATTCTATCGGACGATGATACGTTTGTGACTGGTTCTCGCCAGCGTCCTATGAAGAAAGATAAGGTTGCG